TGAACGGTCTTGAACGGCACCGTAGGCAAAAGTGGTGGTAGTACTGTTGCCTAGTTGGACTTGATTACTGGCTGAGGCACGGGTGTCGTAGCCGAGGTAAGAGCAGTTGTTGAAGTCAGTTACGCTTGTGCCATCTTGCTTAAAACGTCCTGCACTAAAGCCATTAGCAGTGTTGTTATCTCCTTCGGTGTTGGAATAAAGGGCTCGGTAGCCATTGGCAGTGTTGTTATTTCCTTCGGTGTTGAAACGAAGGGCTTGGTAGCCATTAGCAGTGTTGAAACTTCCAGTGGTGTTGGAATAAAGGGCTGAAACGCCATTGGCAGTGTTTTCAATTCCAGTGGTGTTGGAATAAAGGGCTGAAACGCCATTGGCAGTGTTGTTATCTCCTTCGGTGTTGGAATAAAGGGCTGAAACGCCATTAGCAGTGTTGCTATTTCCAGTGGTGTTGGAACGAAGGGCTTCCCTGCCATTAGCAGTGTTGAAACCTCCAGTGGTGTTGAAACGAAGGGCTTCCCTGCCATTGGCAGTGTTGCTAATTCCTTCGGTGTTGGAATAAAGGGCGAGCCAGCCATTGGCAGTGTTGCTACTTCCAGTGGTGTTAGCAGCTAACGCACCACTGCCTACTGCTGTGTTCGTACCAACGGACCCCGCGCCAAGTCCGACGGTAACACCGTTGATAAGTGCATCTTTAGTAGCGACAGTAAGTCCTCCATCAAACGTGGTCGTACCAGTTGACTCGACAGTTTGGTCGCCTGCTTGATCGTCAAGGCGCAGGTAGCGTTCGTCTAAGTTACCACCACTTAAGTTGGGGTAGCCTTCAACAATCAACTTATCGTCGGCATCAAAATCAAGACCCGCTCCAGCGTCAACAGCGACTGTTGCAATGCCGCCACTTGTTAATGCTGTAATGCCTTCCCCGCCTTCGACACCCTGCACGATGCCGCCTGTTGAGACTAGCTCCCATTCAGTGCCGTCAAAAACGACAAGGTCGCCAGCAAGTGCAGAATCACCACCGATACCAGTCCAGCCGTTATCAATGGGGTCTGCGCCAACCGATGCGACGTATGCGTCACCACCTTGAGCAGGGTCAGGATTAATCTGTCCTGTTGGTGGGTTGTTTAAGTCAACGCTGCCACGAAAAGTCAGTGTCTGGGGGATGTCAACGCTGATCGTTCCATCAAGTGCTATGTCAATGCCACTACCAATCTTGACGATGCCTGTCTGAGATGTGCTGGCAATTTGTGGTGTAATCGTGCCATCGCTTGAGACTTCGATGGAATCACCGATCTTGACAATACCCGTCTGAGAAGTGCTGGCGATTCGTGGAGTAATGGTGCCACCACTTGTAACCGAGATCGCGTCGCCGATCTTGACACTGCCTAATTGAGAAGCACTCGCAACAGAGGCTTTGAGTTTGCTGTCCCTAAACTCCAGTCCGTCATCACCACCATGCAATTCAACGTCAAGCGTTACGACACCAGCGACTTCACTGGCGTCAATGCCGTTGTTGCCAATGATCGTTGTGATGTCACCGCCAGGCGTTCCACCGCCACCGCCACCTGCAACTGGTAGGAATGCATTACCGTCATAAACAAACAGTGTCAGGCTAGAAGGCTGGAACCACAGCGTTTGCTTGACTGGGCTGTCAGGTGCAACCTCTGAAATTTTGACACCACTCACTTGCTGGATGTTGCCGTCCGTGTCCTTACAGGTAAGAAACGCTCCAGCGGCGTTGTAGTTAAGGGCGATTTCGCCGTTTTCTAGCTGCCCAGGTGTGGGACGCTTGTCCTCAGTTGCACTGTGCTTGAGAACAATTTTGACAGCCATGACTATTCAGTCGAAAGGACACGGACATTCGCCGTGCCCTTATTTTACTTAGTTGATATTCCTTGAATTAGCTCCGTTATAGATAAAGGAGTTTGTACTGTTGTCCGCAGCAAGGACGTCACCTGGTCCTAGACCTTCAGCCTCCTCAACCTCTAGATAGAACGATAACGGACCCGCTCGTCTGTTGGTCGAGCTTTCACCTTTGATGTCAAGACAGCAACCGTTCTTGAGCAGGACTGGACCCTCTGCTCCTGGGGCGATGCTGTTGAAGAAAGCTGCGGCACTAGTTGGAGCCAAGTTAAAAGTCAGGGCTGGGTTCGGATTCGCATCGGTCGACAGCGGGAAACGCTTGAACCTGAACGATTCGCCAAAATAGTTCTGGGTTTCTCGTGCATCAAGGTTGACGAAGTCTCTTACAAAGAACTCTTTGCCGCTGAAATTAAGCCCGATGGTTGGCCTTGATCTACCACCGTGCTTCACGCCGCCTCTGCCACCTGCCGCGACGAAGTTAACTGCAACCTCACCGACTCTCGTGCTTAATCCATCCGTCCTTCGATAATCAAAAACGAAGCTGAACTCTGGATTGTTACCGCCCGTGCCTGTACCGTCATCTCTAAAATCAATGACGATGTCACAACCCTGAGACACTAGACCGGAACCACCAGCAGGACCAAAGAACTGGAGATTTCTAGTCTCACCAATCGCCGGTACTACCCAATTGACGAGTTCTTGCTTAAAGCTCGTGGTTGAATTCGGTCCACCGTAGAACTGGAAGACTGTCGATTGACCGTAAGTCGTCGCACAAGCTGCGACGTTCTGGCTGTTAATCCAAGTAATACTAGTGTCGAACTTACCGACACCAAACCCACCGTTAACTGTTGCTAGCGTATTAGTTTTTCCGTCACATTCACACTCAAGCCTTAGATCAGCGAAGGTAACACCTGCCGAGAATGCATACTCTTGCGAGTACTGAGGAGTACGACCGAGAGCGTTCTTTGTTTGTCCATCTGCTCTGCTCAGCCTAAGAATTGGCGCACCACCATTGCCATCGGGATCATTGACGCCTGCACCCCTTGCGCCAGCAATAAATACAGGGGCGAAACCGTTTGCCAACTGGATCGGTCCTTGCTCAATCTCACCACTTGGCCTGGTCCCGTGAACAGAAATCAGAATTGTTGAACCCGCGGGGACAAAGACCTTCGCTGCTTCAGCTAAAGCTTCAGTGATTGTATTGCTAAATGGTTGATCTTTTTGCCAGCGCAACTGTCCTGGTCTAGTGTCGAAACCAAATGGGATTGAATCCACACCTTCTAGCAATGTTGTGCCACTGTTAGGCACTGCGACTCCATTCTCAATCCGCACGTTCGGGATGACGTGGAAAATCTGGAAGGGCAGTATATTATCTTGCTTTCTTGCAAAATCTCTCTCGATATCCGCATATGTTGGGACGTCACTCGGAGAATTAACGTCGTCTCTGCCCTCTTTGTATAAGCGGACGATACCAAATCCGGCCTCGGTTGAGCTTGCCTTTTTGCTGTTATCGCTGTAATTAGAGACTGTTAGTTCACCAACTGATAGCTTCTCAAATGAAGTCTCAGCAGTGAGTTCTCTATCAGGACTAGACAGGTTATCGGCGCTAAGAATCTCGCCGGTCGTGACGTCTTCTAGGCCCCTAGGTGATACCTGTAAGCCTTCTTCGTTGAATCCAGCGCAGAAAACACGACCGCCACTTTGATCAGTAAAGAAGTAGGTAAACTTGTTATCAGGACTAAGCGTCTGCTGGTAGTCGGGTAGTGACTTGGTGTAATTAAGGAAACCCGCCCACTCCCACGCATGGCCGAACAACCTGACATTGCTGGGACGACGCAGCTCGAATCCGAACGAGGTTACGCCTGCATAGTCTCCTGGCCTTAGATCAAGATCTCTTCCCTCTCCCCCTTCCTTTTCCGACCTCGGTCTAAGTGCGGTCCTGGCTTGCGCTGGAGTTAAACCCCAGTTTAGTAACTGTTCTTGTGCAGCGATATAATCAGTCGCAGACTCGAATTGAGGTTCAGCAAAGACCAAGGGATCTTCTTCGCCATCACCTGTAAGGTTGAATTCCGTAGGCGTAACAGGTCCCTGTTGACGATCGAAGTTAAATATGAGGATCGGTTCGCTATTTTTTAGGTTTCCGCCTGGCGCATAGTCTTCCTCCATGTGGACATAGTTTTCCGCCCAAAGGTCTGGTTTAAATGCACCTGCATCTCTGGTGATTGTGTCAACAAGAGATGTGAAATGCTTGTTATCTCGGAGAATGACATCGCCCTTTCTGTAGAATTTGAATCGGTCATATACGCTAGATGCCCTTTCCCTTTTCACATAGTTCAGCTGGATCCTAACGCCGTTATTGACGGTATCCTCTTCAGAACCAGAAATCGCAGTAATCCTATCTTCCCATGATTGATTACTTGCAGATGGTTGTAAGACATAATCTCTAACTGGTAAGCGATTATCGGTTCTAGAACTGGTTGCCAAAAAACTACACCTTCTTTCCTCAGGCGACCTGACGTCTTGATAGCGCCTGATGTAAACGCGCTGCTGTTCTACAGGTTGGAATTGGTTAAAGCTGCCCTCATCAGCGTTGGAGTTGGGCTCTTTACCAGGTACATCGTTCCCGTCATCGTCCTGCTCGGTGGGAGTCCGTAGAGGTGTATCAATGTTGATCAATCTATTGTTTACCGTGGCATCAAAAGGACGCCCCCCGTCGCTCGTTTGCGACAAGCGGGATCTGTAATCAGGACCGTTGGGATTCTCAACCCAAATAAAATCACCAGCTGTTAAGCTGTAGCGCTGAGAATCTAAAATCTCTGGCTGCTCAGGACGGCGACGACCAGGCGCTAACCCGTCAACAAGCTCGATAGTTTTATTATCCCTGTCATACGTTTCAACAAAACCAAGGGTGAACTCCTTGACCTGTGGACCGAAGTCGAAGGGATCAAGCGGTCTCCGCAATTGAGCAGCGGTGTACCCCGTGTCAAAAGTCTGAGCGACCCTCCTGAAACCCTCAGCCAGTGCTGCAACACCACCGAAGTTGGAGTTCGAGTTCGTGACTGTTAGCTCACCACCTGACTCCACTTGGTGATGAACGCCTTGTCCAATAGCAAAGACTGAAACTTCCTGAATAATGGAGTCGTTGACAGCACGGACGTGGAAGGATCTCTTCCTAGGATCCATCCGAATGTTATTAGGGTCTTGACTGATGTAACCATCTACTCCGTTGTAATTAGAGTCGGAGCTGTCCGAAAAAGCGTTCCAGCTTCCTCCGCCGCTTGAGTCGTAAACTTGCCAGCAACGCAGGTCCCGCTGAAGGCTTACACCCGTAAACTGGGCGATGACCATTGAGCGGAAACCATCGGTTTCGTCTCCGTTAGCAAAGACACCGCCGAGGCCATAAACCGATCGAACGCTGCAGTTATAGATGTAAGGACTTGCGCTAGAGACAGTATCCGTAGGATCGCTGGGGTCTAATGGCTTGGGACCAACAATCTCGAACTCAGTCGTCTGAGTCTGAGTGTTTGCAGCATTAATATCTGCGCTGCCGAACGAGGACAGAACCTTGGCATAAAGACCATCAAGTTCTGCCTCACTGGCGAACTCAAAGCAATGCAGTAGGTGATGGGTCTCGTTGGCTTGGAGATTATCCTTGAAGGTCAGACCGTAGTAATATCCACCACCTGTAACCTTAAAGATTGAACGGCGATTGCTGTAATCAGCTGCCTCATCCTCAAAGCCTGTGACAAATGCAGGGCGGATAACAGTCTTCCGCAGGTCAAGACTGATCAGGCTGCAACCACGAGGCAAGATGACTGCGCCTTTAGTTGCATCGTTGAACCGTACCAGCTCGTCAATTGTGGGCTCAGTGCCGTCAGCGATGGGGGTAAACGCACCGTTATCTCCAGGGCGGTTGTCAACGATGTGCTCGCCGGAGCCAAGTTGAATCGTTACCAGCGCTCGGGTTTTGCTGATGTCCGAGGTTAGGTAATCACGGCTTGTAATAATCGCCGCTTCAATCGCAGCACGGTTGACTGTCTTGAACGGACGCGCTTCGGTATAACCGCACTCCAGACGCTGGTTGCTGATACGGCGTTCTAGCTCCGCATCGAGATCGTTAAACTGCCCGCCAACAAAGGTGTCTTGACCAGTGTATGGGTTGACGTAAAGCGTATAAGGAGCGTTTAGCGGGTCGCTCTTTGGCATTACCCCGCTGACGTCTGCGTTACCCGCCAGCTGCCGCAACTCGTCAGCAACAATATCTACCTGAGTCCTGAAATCACCCTGTGGGATGTCAATCTCACCCATCGACAGCGGGTCGCCAGCTTTATTTAGCTTCGCCATCAGAGCGTGGGTCTAAAGTCCTTTCCCTATATTAGGAGGCTTGGAGCAGCTTGATCTCACCAGTCGTGACAAACTCAGCAGTACCCGCTATAAGCTCCGTTGGACGGACATTGACGGCTGCCTGAGTAATCAAGATATTTGCTTTGTAGTAAAGAGATCCGCCGATAGGTGGGAAGCAGTTGCTTGCGGTACAGTCTTGCTCGTACAAATAGAACCAAGCTTCTGTCTCTATCGGTTGGTTAGTACAACCTCCTTCAGTCAGCGTCAGCAGGTTCAACAGCATCCAGCTTGCATCTTCTGTATCTTCCCCTAAGCAATTTCGATCAATAAAGAACTCAAACGAACCACCGCCACGCACTAGAGACTTAATGTTATCTCCGAACTTCTCTCCTACTAATGTGGTGTCGATTGCTGGAGCGTCTAGGTTAAGGCTGTATTCCCGAAGGTTGCACAATGCTTGAGGGAAGTCAGAACTTCCACGGGGTTGATCGTCAGCGTTATCGTATTCATCCGTTCCAGCAACTGGGAAATCAAACAGCGGTGCAGACGCACAGATAGAAACGTCAGTCTCGGAATCCGCCACATCTGAAAAACCATAGTCCCCTCCAGAAACTTGGCATCCATCAAAAATGCATTCCCACTTTGCGTTTCGATATTCTGTCGTGCCTGAAGTCTCTAGCAGTAATGACTCCACCAGCGGGAAATCTGCAAGCTTCACCTCATTTCCGGCACAACCTGCGATTGCTGAACAGCGGTCGTTAAAAAGCCTTAAACGTCCGAACTCATCGATGTTGACGAAGAAGCAGCGTTCATTCTCTGCCTCTGGAACTTTGCCTACACCGTTTACTGCGTAAAAATTTGCCGCATCCCCGCAGGCATTATCGGGATAGCATTCAGAATCGTTTTTGTAAAAGTTATCGCTGTTGCTATCAATGTGGTCACGGTTAGGACCAAGCGCAAATTTGCTGCCTAGGTAAGTGGCAAAAGCTCCAGTGTTAGAAGGTAGTTCGCCTTCAAGTGTAATGTCAGTAATGCAGATCTTGTCGCCGTTCCAGATTCCTGAAGAGTTGACGTTAAGAGTGCTGCAACCTGAGTTAACATTCTCAGGCTCTACCTCAATTGTGTTTAGGGGCGGGCGTTTAAATAAAACCCTGCCGCCCGAACCGAGGACTGGCATTAGAAGGCACCATCAAGAGGTCCAGTAACCTGGAACGATACAGATACTGACTGAGCTTCGCCTACGCTCACACTTGGTCCGACTTCGGTAATTAGACAATCACACCTGAACTGACCTTGACCACCGCAGCGGTTGAGCACAAAGGTAATGTCTTCAGTGCAAGGACCAGATGAACAGTCGCGATTCTGCAGAATAGAGTTCAGCAGCTCCACGTCATCCGACTGAGTGGGGTCGTAGTAGATGGTGGCGTTGCCTGTAGTGTTACGGACTCCGGGGACGTACGAACGGTCAAACTCTTCTAGGCACGTCACGTCAATCGCATTGCGCTGGATTGAAAGCGACCAGTTACGGACCTTGGCGATGGATCGCGTGCCTAACTTCAGCTGCCCATCAGCGCCGGTAAGAATCATGGTTGGATCTCCAGACGGGCAACAAGGTTTACGGTGACCCGAGACAAGCCAGGTTGGATAGTCTCGATTGTGGGCTCTCTATCCCAGTACCATTCTAAATAGTCTGGAGTGACGGAGTCTAGAAGTTCATCGCTACCGGCAATGATGGGCTCTGGCAACGTCAATTTGGTGAACTGTCCAAAGCTGGCGTACCAGGAATCAAAGATCGCTGCAACGAACTCATCGTTGACGATGAACTCTAGGTCGAGGCGGGCATCAAATGCTTTGCTGCCATAAAGGCGTGTCGTACCAGCGCCACTAATCGAGTTGAATCGTCTAGTAGGGTATTGCCCAGCGGTGAACCGTCGCGAGACGGGGCAGATTTCTGGAAAGTCAGCCATTAGATTTCACCTTCGATTTCCCACTTGGTTGGATCATCAAAATCCTTTGCTATAAGGCTAAACCCTTCCTCATCTGTAGGGAAGAACGTCGCCTCTACTTGAATGTTGCCTTCCTCGTTAAACGACAGTGATTGAGCTTTATAGGTTTGCGTGGTCGCCGTCGTATTACGCAGGCAAAACACGGATCCAGCAGGCGCAGACTTGCCACCTGAGACGCTGATTGTGGTTTCCTGCAGGTTATTGCCGTCCCACAGTAGTACAGGGTAACTGCCGTCAGCTAAGGGTGGCCATGCTGTTACTTCACCCGTGCTTGTAATTGCTCCGTTTTGCGGTTGCTCAAAATTAACGGTCTCTAAGCCGAGTTTGAACACGCTGCCAATATCTAGTGAAGATTCTGGCGGAGTTGTACTAAAGCTAATGCTGTGTGTTACGAGACGCCTAGTACGACAGATGAATTTGCCAACGTCGATTGCATGCTCCTGGCTTGTAGCAAAAGCGGACGCATCAATCTGCTCAAGCGGTGCATCGTCTGGCGTTCCAGCCTCTTTAACTGTGACCTGTCTAATGAGTGGGAAATTACCTCTTCGAGGTTGATCGACTACGACGTCACCTTTTTCATCACGCCAACGGACCTGCACTCTTGGGGGGATGCGGTCTTGTTCGTCGGCAAAGGACAGCTCGAAGGTGTCTTCGATGATGTTGCCTGCGGTGAACAGACCACGAATCGTCTCTGGTATAGGCTGGTCTCCAGCTTTAGCAAGATTGATGGCTGGCTGGAGCGCGAACTTGCCGTTACGGATAACGAAGTCAAGTAGGAATGCCTGTGCGGTTTGGGCTGCCCAGCTGCGGATGTTTAGTTTTTCGTCGATGACGCCATCAAAGAAATAAAGTCGGTCTTCACAAAACTGTGCAGCGGTCTCAAAGCTAGCGTCGTCAATTTGTTGAGGATTAAGAATTCCACCGGAACCATAGCGTTCGTTGGTAAGCAGATCTTTTAGGACATCTGGGAACCTATTGGTGCTACCCAGACCTTGCTCACAATATACGCTGAACTGCTGGAGCTGGTTGACCTCCCTGCTGCTTCTGATGTTTAGACCGACCAGCGCAAGGTTAGAGTAATTGGGCGGAACTATGTTTGTGGTCTGAGTATTTAAGTAGACAATGTCATGCTCAAAGTTTGCAGCACTGTTTGTAATCTCGTTTATTATGAAAAACTCAGCAATTCGTGCGTAACGATCGACGTGGAAACTTTCTTTGCTGGATTGGAACTTGTCGCTACTCGGAAAGGGGTCGTCAAACCCGTTTAGAGCGTTGCCTAACTTATTTCCCGACCCTAGGAGCTGTACAGAAAGCAATTCACGCCCGTCGTCCGAGGTAACGTCGATGTCCTTGACTCCCGCAAATCTAATTCGCAAACCTTCACCGTCTGTGCCGATAAGGTTTTGAACCTTTGTATCTAGTATGTTCAGCAGACGAGGAGAGCCGTCAACTTCACGACCGTTTCTTACTTCGTAACTGCTGACCGGCACAAATTTGACTTCCCAAAACTCTTCTTCGTCGAACTGGAATCTGAGGAAATTGTAAACAGGGCTGGTTGATTGATTTCGTACCGCGAAAAAATTAGGAAACGTGATAAAGTTTTCATCTTCAGCTCTTTTATACTCGACCTTAAAGCAGCTGTATCTTGTTTCGGGCGAAGTGTAGATCGGGTTTGTGTAGAAAGAAGCGTTATCCCCAGAACCACTGTCGCCTTCATTTAAGTTATCAATTTTTTCGTAGTCGTACGGTATATTGCGCCAAGCGCAGACACCACTAAAGTCCATATTCACTGAGCTACGGAAGCCGACTTCAAGAAATCTGCTTTTGCGTTCGGCAGCAACAAAACCTTCCGCTACACGGATTATGTGAGTTGTACGGGATGCCGTAACATTACGACTAAATTCTTTCGGTTCGTTACCGTTTAAAGGTGGGTTCAAGTCGTTTTCTGACCAGATATTAATAATTCCAGGTTCTGTCACCTCAAACTGAGCGATAATCCTTACGCCTGAAGCAGTTACCGGTTCTTCTTTTTGGTCGTCACCCTCACCCACAGTTCGTAGTTTATTAATTTCAGAGTTAAAGATAGGATCGACTTCTATGTCACTATCAGGCTGCTCAAACCCTGTTTCTACAACGCCTCTTCTGCTTACGCATACTCCCATACCTGTGCCGACTAAGTAGCGTGCGCCGACCTGAATTGCATCGTCAAAGTTGTTCTGTCTACCGGCAACTGCCTGTGCAATATCTCTCGTGTCCTCCTCTACTCGTTCATCATTGGAACCACGGTCAAAGAAACCATTGTAATCGCTAGTTGCGTAGATTACATATTCGACAATGTCGCCAACTCTTAACTTTACTAAGCCACGCTCCAGCAGGATTTCTTCTTCAGTTACTCCATCAGCGTTTTGGATCATGAAGAAGTTAGCATCATCTCCTATAAATCCAGGCGGATATTCTTCAGGCGGTTCTTTGAAGAAGTCATCATCGTTATCTGCAATATGGTCGCGGTTGGGACCTACAGTTAACTCACTACCTTGATACATTGCCATGCCTGATGCTGGCGTAATTATTTCGGATCCACGAATAATTTTGCGGACACCTGCACGACCGTGATAAGCCTGAATATCCTTTTCTCGCTCGACAGCAGCCTGACGGTTAATGTCTGGTCCAGCTCTCTCAGGGTTTAATTGTGGTTTGATTTCGGGGTTGGTGCGGTAGGGCATGTTGTTGCCCACAAACGCCCCAGTGCCAAAGTTGGTTTGGTTTGACGGGGTACTCGCATAAACGAAATCAGGTGCGTACTCGTTGTTGTCGATTCTTGCGGCAAAGACATCAGCGCCGCCGTCATTCTCAGCATTACCTAGATCGTCAGATGCAGTTCGACCAGCGATGTAATCCGCTGAGGTAATTCTGTTGTCGGTTTCCGAACCGTCGACGTAGTAAAGGCTTAAGCGGGATGTGGTGTTGGGCTGCCCTGGGGTACCGTTTTTTGTAATTTCGCTGCGTAAATCAAAGTTGTTAAGCAGGTTGTTGCCTATCGCATACTGCTGCGGATCAGGCTCTGGCAGCGGACCTTCGCCAACAAGGAACACCGCACGAAGCAACTGACCACCGCTAACGCTAAAAAGCTGTGACCACAGCAGGTTGGTGTTGACCCTGACGCCACCATAAACTCTGTCGCCTATTCGTCTGCGGTTGGCATAGACAAGCGGTATGGTGCTGCCTAGTTCGACTACGTTCTGGACACTGTCAAAGCCTGATGTAGGACCAAAGCGTTGACCGCTGACAAAGTCCTGCCCGCCAATCTGACGCTGTTCTCTAGCTTGCGGCTGCTGGGGCGGTCTTGGTCTTAGTAGTGTGCTTGCTGCGGCTAGGGCAGCACCAATTACTAAGTTGATCGCGACAGTTGCTAGAAAACCTAAGGCAACGGGTTCGCCGGGTCGTAGCTTGCTGTGGAGTAATGCTTCCTTTACGAACCAGCGGTATTGCTCTTCGGACATCCCTGTGATGTCCATGATCTCCCGATCTTGCGGGAGTAGCACAATACGGGTATTAGGACTAAGCATTAGTTCAAGCTAATCTGACCCGTTGATGGCAATGCACCTACGAGGTCTGCAGTTAGTGTTCGCCGTGGTGCGTTTTCTTGCACTGCGTCTAATGGCGAACTCAGTCGTACTGACAGTCTACTTGAGTCATGACTAAAGCCAGTGACGGCGTAAAGCTCTTCACCAAAGGTGTTTCCTTCTTCAAATGTCGATGGGTCCAACCAAACTGAACGAATCTGTATTAGCCAAAACTCCTCTGCAGCTTGTTTGAATACGCTTAGCGATAAATCGTTAAGGGCAAAGATCAAGCTAGCGCTGATGTTCCCTCCTTCAAGGTCTAACGTTCCACCGCTAAAACCAAAGCCACCAAAGATGTAGGTATCGCCGTTGTAAAATCGTTCTTCGCCTTGGAAGAAGTTCTGAAAGTTAAAGCCAGTGTCTACACCAGCAGCACCGACCAGCTTGACGTATGTGCCTATTGCAATGCCTGACATCAGCTCATCCCAATACTTCTACGGACGCTGGGCTTGTTCTTTAGTGCGCTGAATACGCTGGCTTCTGCTGCCCTGGCAGAGTCGGCACCGATTTTTAGGGCTTCTTCTTTGGTGACCATATCGATTTCACCGACTCGTACGGTCTCAAAACGGATTGGTTGGCGTTGTTCTGATCTTAGGCTCTCGGCGAAATTGTTAAAGCTGGTCTCTTGGCTGACCGTCGACTGACGGTTGACGATATTAGTCGTGTTGCGTTCGAGGGCAGCTGTGGCGGCAGC